AAAGTAGCGTTCCATTGGTCAACACCTGTTTGGAAGTCTCGCAAGTCGCGCTCGTCTAAGATTTGTCCCTCAACACCCCGAGACGCCGCGATAATAGCGGGCAGCTGCTCGAATGTGTATTGCGCAGCATCATCCTGGCTTAATACTCCCATTTGCACCAAAGAGCCCTTTGCCATCTCGAATTCTTCAGGCGTTTTTACACCGTAAGCCGCCGCCGCAATCGTTCCCATGCGTTTAGCTTGACCCTCTTGGGCTCTGTCTTGATACTGGGATGCCAGGCCGGGATCAATTTGCGCAAGCTTGTTTATCGCGGGCTGGTTGCCCGCCATGATCTGGCCACCGCTAGACGCGTATAGATCATAAAGTTTATTCCTTCGCCCAGCTTCTCGCATAAAATCACCGGCCTGAGCACCTCGCTGCATGTTGCCAACAATGTCAGCTTGTTGTAATTGCGCGACCATCAATAACTCCCGTACCCGTTCAACCCGGCAATGCCCGCTAGGTTGTTGAAACCACCGGTCAATGCGTTTGCCTGATTAATATAACCCGAGGCTCTAGCATCACCTGCAAGCCGGTTATTCTGGCCGACTGCGTTAGCATAGTTCTGACCAAGCGCTGCTTGTTGACCCGTCGCGGTCTGCCCCGCTCCCGACAAAGAGGCCAACCTGTTGAGGTGCTGTCCGTATTGCTGATCTGCCAAACCCGTAGCAAAGCGAGCGCCTGATTTTAGCGTGTCCGAGGAAAGCCTTAGCCCCCTGGCGGAAGCTCCCTGCTCAATGGCTCTCATTCCTTCCCCAAGTTGGAACTGGTAACCCGGTGCCTGCTGGAACCCTGCGTAAGTCTCAGGTGCTTCACCAAGGCCCAGCTCGCTCTGGTAGGCCGCTAGCGCATTAGCTCCGGCTTCTCGATATGGAGCCCCGAATTCAAGACTATCGTTGTACATGCGGGATTGCAGAGCATTGCTCCGATTGCTCGCTTTTTCTTGAGCTTTAGCGGCTTTGTTAGAGCCGATTAAGCCAGCAACGGTGCTACCGATAGCTAAAGCTGTTCCAAGAGCCATTTATGTTTTCCTCACAAAAGAGTTTTCTTTTTTCTCAAAGCCGCGACGGGCTAAAACCTTCTCTACTCGGTCCCCGGAAAACGGGTCCAGTGTCGACATTCTTATTTCATTTACGTTTTTGGCAAGGCACCAGTCTTCAAAGGCACCCAGAAGCTTGAGCCCTTGCCTGTCTTCTGAATACCAAGCCAGTTCATGCGCTTGGCGGTAGCTTCGATTGCACCATAGAGGGGCGATAAACCCGGCAATGAAGCCCTTTTCAGACAGAAAGGCCGCGCCTTCGCTATCACTAACCAACCAGTGATAAAAACCTACCAAATCCTCCTTGTTCGGAGTTGGCGACCCGGCCTTGTAAGCAAAAATGAAACTGAGCTTTACTAATTGCTCAACATCGTCTTTCGTGGCTTCCTTAAGGTTCAAGGGCTGTTACTCTCGCGTCTAAAGAGGCGATTTGGCTATCGTGTGTGGCGTCAGTCGCTTCCAATGTGTCAGCCCTAACTTCAAGGCCTGTGACTCTTGCGGTCAGAGCCTCCAACGCCGTTTCAAGCGTTTCGTGGGAGACCTTCAAAGCTTCGTGATCTTGTCGCAACTCATTGATCGCCTTAATGAAGTCTCTTGACCATGCGCTAAATTCTTGAGCGGGGAGAACCTCGCCGTTCTCGGCAATCCGGCCAATCGGTGACCGCGTTCTAAAGTCTCTAACTTGGCTCAATCGTCATTCCCAGCACATCTCTTGGCAAAGGATCAGTAACGCGGATCTTGAACTGGAATCTTGTGTATTGCCCAAGCGCCCGCCACTCAACCGCACCGTTGTAATTGCCTCTTGCTTTTGCTGTTTTCCACTTTTCGAGGCCCCAGTGCCTTCCGTCTTTGGTGGTTTGAAGCATAACGCTAGCGCCTTCTGGCTCTGTGCCAGTTCGAAAAAACGTTGCAATCCTGGCTATCGAAAACGGGTTTACACCTCTAACAACTGGCGCGCTTACCATTTCAGCGGCGATATAGTCCCCCATGTCACTATAGGTCTCTTCGTCCACGAGACAGAGATAGCCGGTTGATGTGCCTAAATATTGCTTTCCGTCCGCTAATGCTGAGCAGGTAGCGACCCAGGCCCCGTCTTTTAGCCCCGTTGTCCTCTCTGACCAAAGATTGGTTGTCAGGTCAAAAGCCAACGTCTGCCCATTTGTGACGATACAATAGAAGTAATGGCCACGATCCAAATAGACAAAACCGCCCTTTGCACCATCCGTTTTTATTCGCTCTTCGATCTCTCTTGTTGATATTACCGCCGGAGTGGAGCCAGACGACCTATAGGCAACGTTGTTGTGACCTACCCAAAAAACGGAATTGTCAGCCTTGGCTACTGTCGCGCCATTTTGACAGCCCGTTTCAATCGCCGCGCCGTTTACCCGCACGAACGGGAAGCCCGACCCACCGCCATTGTAGAAAATTTCTGTTGTGTCTGTGCCGTGTAGCCATAATTCCCCATGATCGGAAATCACCGAAACGATTTTGTCTGATGAATATGAGGCAGTATTAAAATTCAGACCAGTAAATGTCGTCCCGTCATCGAGCGCAGAAACGGTGATGATATCTTTGCGGCCCTGCCCCTCACCAGCAACGATGAAATACCCATCTTGATAAGCAACAGATCGCGGGATTTCCACGTCCCCAGTGTCCACACTTTGCATAGAACCGTTGTTTTTGTTCCAAACAAAGTATGCTCCACCCATAACAACCGCGACCTCGTTGTCGCTCCTGGCCAAGGAAGCCGAGGACGCGTTGTTTAACGCTCCGAGATCATACCTAATATTCCTTCGAACCTTCCAAAGCCGCTCGTTCGCAACGGCGTAGATCGTATCGCCGACACTGTCGAGCGCTAGAACCGGAGCGCCAAATTCTACAACTTCTTTTAACCCTGACCTTCCAATCAAGACCGCTTCCGACATAGCATTGGAAGGCCTAAGTGAATAGTTAACTAACCTTTCGCCGTCGTAGCCAAAAGCGTAAGGCCTGGAGCCTGATTGCCTTGCTGGAATTGTCAGCATCAGAAATAGTCACCTGTTTCAATTGGATCCTCAGGGACCGCTTTGAAATCACGCGCCCTAACACGGCGATGACCCCAGGTCGCTAACCCAACGTATTGAGGCTTGCTAAATCCAGTTGAGACAGTGCCAGCAAGCCAGCAAGCAAATGGGTCCAAAAGTTCGTCAGGGATAGTATCGAGATCCCAATCAACGCCGCCGCCATTTATCTCTTTATGCTCATCATACAGAGATTCCAGCACCGTCACACAGCGCTTGTAGTGGTCTGCGTCAGGTTCTTCATGTACCGCCGTCACTTCGATTTTTCGAAGCGCTTCGGTGATTACATCAAGCCGCGTTTTCATTTACTTCTGCTTTAGCCTCTGCTTCTGCTTCAATTTCCTCTTTGGTGCGCCGTTTGCGTTTTGGTTTGTCTATCAATTCAAACCAACCATGCCCTTCCAACTTCTCAGCAACATCGTCCAAAACAGGGGTGGGAAGGTCTTTTTTGAAGTTCTTCCCGCAGATAACCAAGTTTTTGTGCGGCCCTCTAAAAATAACAGTTTTCATTCTCTTTCCCTCAAAAGAAAGGCGGCCCGAAAGCCGCCCTCCGATGTTAAGCGTCGTAGTTAAGCGTCGTAAGCCGTAGCAACGAATCCAGTAACCATGCCCCAGTCTTTGTCAGCGTATTGAAGTTTCTCAACGCCTCGCAACTCCATGAAGCCAACGCCATGCACAAACTCATAGTCCGTCTCTTTCCTCAGCGTCGTCTTGGTACGCTTTGCCCATGCGGTTGCAAGTGCCTGAGCGCCGCACAGATAGACAGGTGATAGATCGGCGTTTGAAGCGCCAACATTATCTAGAACCCCAATTTCTGGGATTTCCCGAATAACCACACCGTCATAGAGTAGTGAAGTTGTGCCCGTGAAGAGTGGATTGCTTTTACCGCGGGCCATCGCGTCCTTATGGTCGGCGTCCATGTTATTTTTCAGATCACGAAACGCTAACGAGTTAACAAACATGACGAATGTTTCTTCGTCTTCGCCGTATGTGAATGGACGAATACCGTTTCCGTTAACATTGGTCGCGGTCTGCGCAATGCGCTTCAGCAAGGAAACCGTTGATTCGTTGAGCTTCATGCTGCTGTCTACAGCAGCCAATGAGCCCGAATGGTCATTAGTCGCCCCGCCGGCTGGCGCTGTCTGATCGACGTTCCCTTTAGCGTTACCGAATAGAACCCGGTCAACATTAGCATCTAACCAGGCGTCTTTTTGCGCTTCTGTCGCCGTGTCGTAATTAACTCCACCAACAGATCCCATAGCCGCGATCAGGTCATTGCGGAGATACTGCATTTGCAGATCTTTAAGAGCAACTTTGCCAGCATTGCGAATATTGATCGGGCTCGCTTGTTCTTCTTCCACAGTAACCGCCGTTGCATCGCGAACTACGCTGACTGTGATCTTATGGCCATCATTGGGCAGCGCCTTTTCATTACCGACAAGGCTGGTTGAACCATCGTTGGCTCCAGCACTAGCATCTAGAGCTCCAACAAGTGGAATAGTGATCGCATCGCCACGTTTTTTAGTTAGATCCTCCTTAACTTGGATAATCGAATTTTGGCTTGTGCCCATATAGCGCTTGAAGCGATTGGCACGAACGTATTCGGCGTGGTGTTTATCGTCCCATTGTTGGACGCGGTTAGCTGCGGAAATTGTCGTATTGGTCATATTCTTCTCTCTTTAGGAGAACAGCTCGTCAAGCGACGTGGGGCCGCTCCATTGCGGTTGTTCTCTTTTTCCTAAATTGGGTGTTTTTGAAAGTGACGGCGGTGCCGTCGGCGTAGGAGCCTGAATTTCCGAGGCGGCTTGAGCAGCTAGCTCCTCTTGAAGCTCTTTTTTAAGCTCTTCACGAAGGGTGCTTTTATAAGCTTCTGGATCAGTGCCTATCTCAGCAAGCGCTGTCTGCTGCTTGTGCCAGTTAACAACAAATCCATACGGGTTTGGTGCGTTTCGCAACTGGATATCGAGTGAAGGGTCTTTTGATTTGGCTGTAAGAAAAGCGTCGGTAGCACTGTCCACAACTTCGTCGCCAACTTGACTGCGCATGACCATTTCTGACATGTCCAGCTTCTGATTGAAATGCTGGGTTGCAATCATCTTGGCGTGTTGGGTTAGTGCTTTTTCTGGATCAGCATAAAATTCAACAGGATCTTCTTGCTGTTCCTGCGGAGGCTGTTGGGATCGCGCTTTTAACGCTTCCATTTCCTCCTTTAGCTGTCGCTTTTCTTTCCTTAAAGCAGTCGCTACAGCTGCGGGGATCATATTTTGGCCATCACCCGGCGGCGGTGTTTCTTGTTCGCCCGTTTCTGGCTCTGCCTCATTAGCCGCTTCTTCGGCTACCTCGACTTCTTCGACTGCTTCTTCAACTTCTTCCTCGATTGTTTCTTCAACGCCTTCCATTTCTGGAATAGGGTCGTCAGAAAGTATTGCCTCTAAATCAGACATTGGTGTTTTCCTATTTACGCTTGGATTTGCTAAATCGACCGTATCGTCGTCGTCACGTTTCGACCGTTACCCCGTCGTCAGGCTGTCTCAAGAAGGGCCAAAGCCTCTCCCTCAAGAGCAGAGTTTTCCATGTGCTGTTTTTGCGCAGCGGCTTGCTCTTTACTTGCCCTAGCAAGGCTTAAAGCCATATCCGCTTCTGCTTTTTGTTGCTCGCTTTGTGCCTGTGCTTCCGCTGCTTGAGCTTGGCTTTGTGATTGCCCTTCGAGCATTTCAATTAGCTTGTCTTTAATGTCTTTTTTCAGGTTTGGAGCCGCTTCGATCAAGATAGCTGGCGGAACCGACCCTGGCATTGAGGTTGCTAGGTTCACTAACTGTTCGAAGGTCTCACCCTGCAACGTAACTTGATCCGGCACCTCTTCAAGCATGATATCAACGTCCATTTTTGCGACGCTATTCTTTGTTCTGACGACCATTTGCAATCGAGGGTCATTCGGCACAAGATTTATCCGCCGAGCTATCGCCTGAACCTCTTCTGGTTGCATACCTTCAAGCTCTTCCTTGAGCGTGACAGGTCGATTAATGCCAACGAATTTCATATTTCGTTCGTCGTCAGTTACGCGGAGCCATCGCTCCTCGGTCCAAAGCTGGCGAACTAAAGCCCAAATCTGACGATACACAGCTCTTGTGAACTGGCTCAAGCCATCCGTCAAAGGCGCGATCTCAATCATACCGCCTTGTTGTCGAGCAAGAATTGCGCGGCCTGATTGGCTTTCGCTTTCTCCCTTCCCTGCGAGACCCGAATTCGCCCCCATTAGGTCAATCTCGCTTTTGGCCTCTTGCAAAAGCTGGAATTGTCCTGCTGTTTGATCTTGATTCGACAAGACCTCAAAAGGTGCCCTTGTGCTGTTCGGGTCGACCACATCATATTCAATATGACCGTCAGGCTTGGCCATTTCAGCCTTGACCGTCGCGGCTTTAATCGCGCCCTTTTGCGCTGCTGTCTGACGAGTGTTTAGGCTGTGAAGCAATTTAGACCGGCGCTTGTTGATCTCGTCTTGTGGGTCAAGCATGTCTTTAACGATGCCGTAGCGTTGGTTGTCACGGTCAACGTAAGCCGACTGCATGATCAGAGGGCAGAGGCTTTGGCCGTCTTCGTCGCGGTAAGGGCTAGCTCCTTGCTCAAGAATGCCACCGAACACAAATTTCGCCCAATTCCACTCGCCACCACGATTGTAATAAACAAGAACGCAAACAACACGCTTGCGACGAGGGTCTGACCACACAAACCTTGACGGCTTATCGTCAAAAGTGTCGTCAATGCTGTCTTCACGTCGGATTGACCCGTCGATGATGTCTTCTTTACCGGGATATTGAGCCTTCAAGCTATCTGTGTCCGACCAAATAACCGCGCCCTTGTATCTAGCGTCAGAAAAGTCCTCTTCCTTTGAATGAGGATCGTAAAACAGACGGTCAAAGGAGTAGTAATTGAGAACAATTTCCGGCTCACCACGATTGTTGTTTTCATGGACGATCTCAACGCCACCAAGACCCTCAACAAGAATGTTCTCCCATATCTTAGACCGCTTCTTGTCCCAGTCTGTATTCTCAGCAACAAAGCGCAGTGCATCGGTTGCTGAACTGGCTTCTTGTTCGTGCTTTGGCGTCCGCGGAAAGGCCTTTGGATCTGTCCTTGACTGCATCTCGAGACCACGCAGCCAATCCACTTTACGCCTAACCCGGTTAATAACAATAGGCGCTTGTTTGCGTTTCTGAAGTGCCGCCGCCTCTTCCGGCGTCCACTGCTTGCCGTCGTAGTAATCTCTACACTTGTGTGACGTTAGTCTGGCGTCAACTCCCGCTTCCTCAGACTCGCGGAACATGTCGCGAAGGCTTTCAATGCCTATGCTACTTTCCATGATTCCTCTTCCTCATCGTCGTCATTAAGCAGGTAATCTGCGCCACGGCTGTAACTCGTTAACTGATCGATATTATCCAAGACGGTGCCCTTACGGTGCAGCCCTTCCGCTCCGTATCTTAGGCCATCCATCAAATGATTGTTTTGGTCCAAAACGACCGACAAGACCTCTTCTGTCTTGGGGTCTACTTTGTAAGAGTACTTTTTAAGCTCGTTTTGAGTGTTGACGCATCTGGGATGCACAACGATATCGAACGACTTCAAGAAGTTAATCCCATGTTCAATTGAGCCCTTACCTTTACGACACGCTTGAATTCTTTTAATCCCGTGACGCCTGCAATAGTCGATGGACTCTGGCCGAGCATTATCAGCAATCACTGGATACTTTGTTGATCCTGGTATCTGACTTATCAGGCTCGGCAGGCGTTCCATTTCAACACCAACTTCGTAAACCTCGTGATCGATATAGAGTGTTTTTCTGTTGCTTTTGCCGGGTAGAATGCAAAACCTTAATCCTGCTGTAGGATCTTGAGAGAAGCCCCAGTCAATGCCATAAAACCAGATGATGTTGGCTGGCACTGCCAATTCTTTGACAGTGTATTCTTTAAACACCCGACTTTGTGAATGCTTAGCGTATTCGCCTAGCCAAATGTGGTTGTATTCTTCAATGTCTGCCCGCTTGTCGGCTTCTGCGTCGTCTTTAATGACTTGTGGGCAAAACGGGTTATCCACATAGTTCACATGAACTAAAACCGCCCTGCCTTTGTTCTTCCTAAACAGCGCCTCTATCGGGTCCGTTGGCTCGTTTGGGTTCCAAGAAAACCACAGTTCTGAGTCTTCTTCCCTGATTGTCGGGACAAGCAGCTTGAGCGAGCGTTTCGAAGCGTTTTGGGCTTCTTCGAACCAAGCTGTATGAAATCCCTCTAGAGACTTGACTGAATCTGCTGTGTGGTCTTGCATTCCCTGAAACAGGATTAGACCACGGCCACTTGTTGACCTTATTTCGCCGTCAACACTGCGAAAAAGATGCTGAACATTCATTGATCTGACCTTAGTCTCAATCAACGCCTTGGCTGAATGCTGCAAATCCTTCTGAACTTCGCGCAAGCAAACCGTTTTATGGTGTGGATCGCGGATATGGTTGATAACGGCTTTTTCTGCGAACCTGTGTGACTTCCCGCTCCCTCGTCCACCTTTAGCCCCTTTGAAACGCGCCCTCTTCTCAAGAGGCAGCGACCATCTAGGCGTCGGTATTTGGAGTAGGGTCAACGACTACCAACTCAATCTTGGTCGGCGTCATCGTGCCATCTGAGCTGCTTAGATCTAGTTTCTCGCCATAAGCTTTAGGTTTGAGTTTTGACGCAACCCACTTTCTGGCATCAATCCTCAACCGATCTTTTTGCCAATCCGTCGATTTGTCTGCGATCTCTACAATCTCTTCAGCATAATGGTCCGCACATTCTTGTTTTGCGCGCACGTATTGGTCAACCAAAGTTTGATCAGCGTCTAACCATTTATAGAAAGCGGCACGCGAGGGATAGCTCTTGTCTCCCTCTACAATAGAGCGAAGAGAGCGTCCCTTAGAGATTTCAGAGCATATGTCATCAAAGATCTCTTGAGTGAATTCTGTCATTTGTGTTTCTATTGAGTTCAAGCATAAAAACCCCCGCTGATTTAACTACGAGGGTTTCAAGCGACCGGGAGACGCCCAGTCCAAAAAGTTAGATCCGCTTTTACCTGCGCGTCAGCGGAATACGCGCCAAAGGTTATATACCTTTGCAGGGTTTTGACCCGAGCGCCGTAGCTAGCTTACACTCGGAATATAAGTGCTTGGCAGCACCTATCTAAAAGCAAAAGCCCCGAAAGTTCCTACTTTAAACCCCGCGTGATACGTAGGGCTTCGAAACAATCAGGGCTTCGCAAAGGTCTAAATTGCAGAGAGACGCTCAAACCAGGGATCAAACCAATAATTCGAAACGCCGAATCTGGGCTATCACATGCAAAGCGCTCTGCCTTGTTCGCCTCGCAATAGGTTACGTCACCCTACAAAAGACTTCAACGGAGG